ATGCGAATACGCTGGATGACTATGAGGAAGGTACGTTTACGCCAACCGCTACGGGAGCATCAACGGCTGGAACAACAACATACACAGTACAAGCTGGTTTCTACACAAAGATTGGCAGACAGGTAACAGTATCAATAAAACTTGGTTATTCTGCTATGACAGGTACTGGAACAGTAAATATTGGTAACTTACCGTTTACGAGCGCAAATACAACTAGCTTAGAAACTGTTGGTAGTGTCATGACTCAAAATTTAAATTGGACTGGTGGGACTTATCTTAGTACTTATATAGATGTAAACCAAGCAGTTTTAAATGTTTATGGTTCTACTGATGATGGTGCATTGTCTGCCCAACAATGCGTTAATGAAACAGCTAATTATTGGATTGTGCATACTTACTTTACAGCTTAACTTATCTACGCCGGACTAGCGTAGACGGAAAGGAAAATAAACATGGCTATTACTAAAGAAACGGTTGTAGATCAGATTACAGTAACAGAGAACGGTATTGTTCTCTATCGTGAAGCCACCAGAATTATTGAGGATGGTGCTGTATTAACGCAGACCTATCATCGCACATCGTTGACTCCGGGTCAGGACATCACAGGTCAGCCAGAAAAGGTTGTAGCCATTTGCAACACCGCATGGACACCAGAAGTAATTGCAGCATATCAAGCGCAACAAGAAGCACAGCGCGTAGGAGAGTAACGTGACGACGGGACTGAAGGCAAATGTAGACGGAAGCGCAGCTATCCAAGTAGGCGGTGTAGACGCTATTACGCTGACATCGGCGGGTGCTGCATCGTTTGTAACGAGTCCTATGACGATTCAAGGCGGTAGTGCTGCTGCCCCGTCATTGACGTTCTCAGGCGATACCAACACGGGTATTTTCTCCCCTGCTGCTGACACGATTGCTTTCACAGAAGGCGGTGTTGAGGCGATGAGGATTGATTCGAGTGGGAACGTGGGGATTGGTACGGGTTCGCCAGAAGAGAGATTGACTTTATCTGTGTCTAATCCTGTTGACGGGCGTGTGGCAAGTTTGCGCAATACTGGCTCATCAAGTCTTACTGGAACAAAACTATGGTTTAACCAAAATACTGTTGGTAACTGGAATATAGGACAGCCCGCAGGTGTTAATGCTTTTGTATTTTGCAACTCAGCAGACTCGTCTTCCGAACGCGCCCGTATCACCAGCGGTGGTTACTTTAAGGCGAGTAATGCAGGTGCTTATGTTAGTTCGACAGGTTCTTATCATGAATTTAATACAGACTTTTCTGGCGAATGGAGTTTAAGAACAAGACATACACACACTTCTAATCCATATGGAATAGCCATTCAATACTTTGGGGCTGCACCAAATGGAACAGGCAATGAGTTTTTATATGTTTATGACAATGCCGCACTTCGAGCATCAATTCGTTCTAATGGCGGTTTGGCGAATTACTCTGCCAATAATGTCAACTTGTCTGACCGCAGAGAGAAAACGAATTTTGCGCCAGCGAAGAACTACCTTGATGTTATCTGCGCTATTCCTGTGCAGACGTTCAACTACATCGATCAGAACATGGAAGAAGATCCCGGCGAAACTCTGGGTGTAGTGGCACAAGACGTTCAGGCTGTCGCACCTGAGATGGTAATGGAATCGAATTGGGGTACAGAAGAAGAACCAAAGATGCGCTTGTCGATCTACCAGACCGATCTTCAATACGCGCTGATGAAATGCATCCAAGAACTCAAAGCAGAGCTAGACGCAACTAAAGCAGAAGTAGCCTTGTTAAAAGGAGCAGCATAATGCCTATTGTCATCTCAGGGACTAACGGGATTAGCGTATTGGAGGCAAAGTAATGGAGATCACATTAAAGCTCAGCGTAGAAGAAGTGAATGGGATATTGCAGACGCTTGGACAACTCCCCACATCATCAGGGGCGTGGCCTTTAGTGGTGAAGATTAAAGAGCAATCTGAAGCACAGATACCTAAAGAATGAGTCTCCAATACGTCCTCTACGATTACTGGGAATATGGCTATGCTGAAGGCGATGCGATTCTTGAGTTCGGGAGTGCATCGGTAACGGCAGAAGCGATTGTTTCCGCTTTTGCAAGTAGAGTACAGTTTGGTAGTGGTAGTGTTACAGGAACAGCAACAGTTACAGCTAACGGCATCAGGATTCAGTTTGGTGCTGGAAGTATTAGCAGTAGTGCAACAGTTAGTGCTAATGCGATTAGGGTAAGGACGAGTTCAGGATCGGTTACAGGGACAGCTACGGTTACAGCCCTTGGTGGGGTGGTTTATAGCGGTTCTGGGGCGATTACTGGACTAGCGAGTGTAGTTGTCTACCCTACAGCGATATGGGCTGGTAATGCGGCTGTAAACGCCTCAGTAACGGTTACTGCTAACGGTCAGGTTGTTGGGGAAGAATGGACAGATGTTCCTGCGGTTCCGAATACATGGACTGAGCAATCTGGTTCTAGTAACATTTGGACAACAGTTACTCCGGTAGCGGATACTTGGTACGCGAATATCTTAGCTGATCCTTATGTTGAGTTTGGGTATTGGGAACTAGGTTATACCGACGAGCGTTATGAATTCTGGGTTCCGCAGACTGCTTCAACAGATACTTGGGCAAGACAATGAAGATTCCATTAGGTGAGTGGTTGCCAGATCAGCCGGGAGTAGCAGGATCGGTAACTGATGCTAAGAACTGTTATCCGGTTGCTAACGGTTATGCGCCATTTCCGAGTGAGGCTGATTATTCGGATGCTGCTGCTCAGGACTTGCTGATTACGTTTGCAGGTAAGTACGCAGGTGCTACGAATCTATTTGCGGCAGGTGCGACTCAAATCTACAAGTTTGACTCCACAGACGCGAGTTTGGATGCCCTAACGACTACGGGTTATACGGCTGTAGAGGGTTGGGATGTTACCCAGTTCGGGGCTAAGATGATTCTGGCTAACGGTCAGAACAAGCTACAGGCTTACGAGATTGGGATTTCTACCTACTTTGGTGACTTAGCTGCTGCTGCACCTACGGCTAAGTTTGTGACTGTGGTTCGGGATTTCGTCGTAGCGGCTAACGATGGGACGGATACCAGCAAGGTTTACTGGTCGGACATTAACGATGAGACAGACTGGACTCCCGGTGCTGCTTCTCAGTCGGATACCCAGATCATCCCTGACGGTGGGGATATTACAGGTTTAGCGGGTGGCGAATATGGCCTCGTGTTCCTAGAACGTGCCATATATCGGATGAGCTATACAGGCTCCCCGTTTTTCTTTCAATTCGATGCGATTTCAAGGTCTTTAGGATGTATCTCTAACGGCTCGATTGCTCAGTACGGTGGGCTAACGTATTTCCTAGCAGATGACGGTTTCTATGCCTGTGATGGTCAAAATACGAAGCCTATTGGGGTAGAAAAGGTTAATCGCTGGTTCTTTGAGAACGCTATTCCTAGCCAAATCCCGACAGGAATGGCTGCAACAGTTGATCCTGTACGAAAGTTAATTATTTGGAAATTTAATAACACTTTCGGCGGTAAAAATATGTTGATCTACTCGATTGACTTAGACCGATGGTCGTACACAGACACTACAGCCACTAGCGTTGCTTATGTTTTAACGCCATCAGCAACGTTAGAACAGGTTGATAACTACAGTGCGAGTATTGATGCCCTAGAGATTCCCTTGGATTCACGGGTATTTGCAGGTGGACAGTTGTTTTTTGCGGGTGTTGTAGGGGCTAAGATCATTGCTTTTACGGGTCAACCTAAGACTGCGAACATTACGACGGGTGATATAGCGGAAGGTCGGTCTACGGTGACGTTAGTTCGGCCTACTGTGGACGGTGGAAGTGGGTCTGTAGCGATTTCTAGCCGGGATTTGCTCAATGAGCAGGTGGAATTTGGCTCTAACGTACCTGCTGATGCTGAAAACCGTGTTTCTATCCGTTCTAACGGTGAATATCACAGGCTAAGACTGACTCCGACAGGGGATAACTGGAAAACAGCGGTGATGTTAGAGGTAGACGTTGTAAAGCAGGGTAATCGATGACTCAATTTCGTACATTACCGCCATTTGGAGGAGATCAGAGGTCTGTTGCTGAGGTCGTTCGTGGCATTATGGACGGGAAGACCAATAACACAGGTCTGATTACCCTAGCGACTGGCAATGCGACTACTACTACCCTTTACGACGAGCGTATAGGCTTTGACAGCCTTATTTTCTTCGTCCCGGTATCTGCGGCTGCTGAGGCTGATTCAGCTCCCTATGGGGCGTTTCAGGACTCTACAGACCAGACGGCGGCTAACACGACTACAGCGTATGCAGTTACGTTTAATACAACAGATTATTCTAATGGAATCTACCTTTCCAATAGTTCTAGGCTAAACGTCAGGAATTATGGGATTTACAACATCCAGTTTTCGTTTCAATTTAAGAATACGTCAAACGATGGTCAGGACGTAGATATTTGGTTCCGTAAGAATGGGACTGACGTAGCTAGTTCTAATAGTAAGTTTTATTTGCCAGCAAGAAAGAGTACGGGCGATCCTAGTCACCTGATTGCCGCGATGAATTACTTTTTGGAAATGAACGCTAATGACTATGTTGAGGTAATGTGGCGGGTTAGCAATACTGGCGTTTCTTTGGAACAGTACCCGACTGATACGAGTCCAACTAGACCAGCAACGCCATCAACTATCATTACGATGTCTTACGTTGCACCAGCGGCTACAACGAACCTGTACGTTTCTACACAACAACAAGGATCAGCAACCATTAGTCATTGGGCTAATAGTACGGCTGACAAAACTTACGGATACATTATTGTCGGATGACGGAATTCAAATATATCGAGCCTGACCAACTAAGGAAGTGGTGGCCTAGCGTCAAGGCTGGATTAGAGAAGATTAAAG